GCGATGCTTCCTAGAGCGTCGTTTAGATTAACGTAGTTGTTAGCTTTCTCTATTCGTTCTTCAGCTATAAGAGGGGTATTTATAAGATCTGCTCTGGCATTAAGAATAGTTAAGTATTCACTAGTATTAGGCGGGTAATTGGACAGATTCGTCTCTAAGAAAGAGATATACTCTTTACGTTTACCAGAACTTATTTCAGCGCCACGAAGATTTCTAATGGCATCTTTACCTTCACCAGAAAGTACCTTAGTAATAAAGTCAGTAGTGCTATAAGGTAAGTTGGGAGTATAAGGTTTAGAAAGTCTAACTAGATCAGCGTAAGCGTTAGAGAACTTACCTAATACTGTTTCAGGGGTAAGAGTTATACCACCGTTCTTAAATAGCATTCCTAGCTTGCCTTTACTGGTGGCAGCTAATACTTCTTGTTTACTAAAACCCTTACAGTAACGATCCAACCAGCTTAGCACTAAGCCGATCAATAAACCGGATAGAATATTCTCAGTAAGAGAGTACCCTAACATAAAGGACTTAAGAAAATCTAAGTTATTACATAGGAAGGTAGATCCGACCCTAAGTAAGTCTTTAAAGAAACCTTTAACTCCACCTAAGTCTAAACCTTTAAGACTATCTAAGATCTTCGTAACAAAACCCGGAAGTTTCATATTCATGATCTTATCGATAGCCATATCTAAAGCGTCCTTTATCTTCTGCATAATAGCAGTAGACGCGTTTGTTTAACTTTGTCCATCAGATCCGATATAGATTCCTCCATAGCACTAAGGACAGATTCTCCTTCTTTAGATAGCGTCAGCTACAGTCTCGGTCTCCTTCAACGGGCAGTCTGTATAGTACTGAGTTATCAGATAGGGAAAGGAAGTCAGTAGTACCTACGTTAGTTTCTTTATCAAGGAACCGGAACCTTTGAGAGGATATCGACATACTTTTCCTCTGCCTCCTCGTCCACGAATTCATTTTTAAGTTGGTTATCAAATTTATCAAGATAACTCAACGCGGTTACTAAGTTACTGTAAAACAACACAGGAAGGAAGTTAATGGAAGCTACAGAAGAGAACAAGTACTCTGTGTAGGACATAGGATCTTTAAATCCTAATTTCTGTATTTTCTTTAATTCTTCGTCGGTAGGTTTTTTGCTGTACAAAGCAGGGAAGTACAGAAGTGTGTCATGTATAGGGGTGTTCTTAATTCCCTCACTATGACATTCTACCCAGTCTTTAAACCGATATATAAAGGCACTCACAATACCTGTTGTCTTACAGTAGTAAGGAGTTAATGTATTTATACCGAAATTAGCTACATTAATAATACAGTCAGACTGTAGTTTAACAAACAGTAGATTACGTATATGGTCTACTTCTTCTTCCGTGAAATCAAAAGGATATAAGTTAAGAAGTATCTGAGGTTCTCTATTTTCATTGAAGTATTTGTTACGGTGCTCCATAGACTCTATCTTCTGTTTAATGCAGATAAAGACACGAGTAATAGCACTAGCCTCTAATAACTCTTTAGACGGCTTTTTAAGTGCTTCATCATAAGCCGTAGGTAGAAGAAACCCAAATTCATCTGTCTCTCTAAAGTTATACTCCTCAGATAACAGATATTCCATAACCTTTTCTTTATCAGACACAAGAGTACCTAGTACACCTTGTCTTAAATCAAACAAAGACTCCATATCTACATAGATAATATTTGCCTTCATAGATTAGATCTCCAGCTTAAGATGCATACCTAACATCAGGGTTTTAAGTGTTTTAGTAGATTCAACACCGGTACTATAGTTACTCAAGGTTTTAAGGTTAACAGTACCGTATCTAAGGAACATTGCGTTATAGGCAGAAAACCCACCTTTATCCCCACCGCGATACCTGATGAGTTCGGAGATGGTATTGTCAAGACCCATACCGATTAGTACCTGTAACTCAGGGTAAGATATCTTAGCTCCCTTAGAAGCACCTGTAGGTTGGAAGGTAAGTTGATCGATGGTCTTGTTATCATCCGGCACAGAGATCTTTTTAACGATGTTCTGTGACTGTCTACGATAAGGTAGGTCTACCACAAAGTACTCGATAGGTGTAGTATGGTCGGGAGTATTACGATCCCCTTCCATCACAAGCTTTTCGAATAAAGGAATACCGTACTTATCTGCTGTTTCAAGTATACTTTCGATAGTAAGACCTTTAGCCTCAAAGTGAGGTTTAAAGATAACAAGATACTTACTGCCGTCCCTAATACCTTTCATATATTCATCGAAGTCTTTATCAGACATTTTCTTAAAGATCTCTGTCCAACGCTTTACGTTATGACCTGTAGATTCTATATCTTTGAAGAATTGCAGTATAGCTGACTCCGCGGCCTTTCTATTACCTAATGCCATATTAACCTCCAAATCACTATCAAAGAATCGAATCCTGCCAGAGTTTAGCTCTGACAGGATTTTGTTTAAGAATAGAACGTCTCTTGATTAACAAGAATAAAAGGAAGAACAATAGTAGCCATGTCTTCGTACCAATTAAGACTTTCTGTAGCAGCATTAAGTCCGATACGGATGTTGTTAGGGATAGGTTCTTCTTTGTACATAATAAGGTTAAAGAAATACATGATCAACATAGTACGTTGTACTGGAGCCGAACTTTCATAACAAGTAGTGTATTGAGGGGAAGACTTAAAGTGCTCAATAGCCTTCTCAGAGAACCCTAGTCGAACCATAGCGTCAGCGAGTTCTTTACATAGATTTAGATCGTACATCTTCTTACCCTTAATTCTTTATTTCAAAACCCATGCTTTAGAAGCTCCGGGAGACCAACCAATGGTAACTGTATTTAAAAATCTTGTTAAATGGTTAAAAAAGTGTAGTGAGATATTCACTATAAAAAACCCAACGTTGCCCGATATGAACGAACATCTATATGATCAAGAACTTGTAAGTAGATTGGAAGAAGTTATCAAGTACCCTGGATTGGAAAAATTACTTAAAGATCCTGTTAATAAGATCTATGTAATTTCCACATACTCAGTGACTTATAACGACTTAGGTAGTATGTTGGTTGATAGACGATATAACCGAAAGATCATTGCGGTTAATTTACATAGTTATTTTAACGGCGAGGAGTCTTTAATTGTAACAGGACTCTCTAGAATTGTTTCCTTTATAAAGACAAACAAATGCACCCCTGAGGCTATTCATGATCTTTATGAGTTAAGCTCAACAATCAAACATCTAATAGAACTAAAAGGTCTTCGTTATGTCTGAAGAAGGTAACAAAGGGTTTAGGTTTGTTTCGTTTGGTATTGTAGTGGAGACTAAACCACTGGGTACTGATTACGTCTTAGCATCTCCTGTAGAAGAACTCTATATACAAGATAGTGGACTTATCAGGGAGAAAACAACTGACTTCAAAGGCTCTAAGAAAGCGGTTAGTTCAGTTAACTTCCAATCTGAACATGAGTCCAAGAACTTCGTTAGGGCTAAGTGGGTAGATCTCTCTGGTGGTAATAGAACCACCCCTCCAGATGTAGTCGCTAGTGAAACAGTCATGCTAATGAAGTATGGTGATGTAGACGAATACTTCTGGTGTGACTTCGGTCGTGAACCTGAGTTACGTCGTTTAGAGGATGTACTCTATTCTTACAGTAACCTACCCGCAGGTGTAACAGCCTACGATAAGAACACAAGTTACTGGGTTCACATCTCCACTAAAAATAAATTTATCCATATCCATACTTCTATGAATGACGGCGAACATACTATCTATGACGTTAAGATAGATACTAAAGCCGGTAAAGTCTTACTTAAAGATGGAGTAGGAGATTCTATAGAGATAGACTCTCCAGCCGGAAAGATAACCACTATCGCTAGATCTGAAATTATCCGTAACGCGCCTAAGATAACTGATAACTCAGACACACATATTATCAATACTAAGTCTTACACTAACAACGCTAAATCCATTACTAATAACGCTCCTAGTATAACTAACACAGGTGACGTATTTACTAAAGGAAGCGACACTGCTAATTTCAATCTTAATGCTAAGTGCATTTGTCCTAACTGTCGTTGATAGAGGTGTTTCATGCAAAGTCTTTTTGCAAAAGTTAAACCTGCGTTTGTTCAAGTTGATCCCTATAAGTTTTTGATCAACGTGGGTTGTTTGATGGATTACCCTACAGCATCTCTTGTACGAGGCGTTAAAGGGGAAACATTAGTGAATGGTGGTCTGAGTATCTTTACCGCAGTAGCAGGTAAGGGGAACACCTTTAAGAGTACTATCCTGCACTACATGACTCTGTCTGCGGCTGCGGCAGCATGTGACTCCGGTATGTATACTTACATTAACGTGTATGACACTGAAGTTAACCTGAGTCCTGCTCGTTATGTTAAACTGTCTCATCGTTTTGATACNTTTAAGAANATNGATATNGTAGACGCAGGNATCTGTAGTATCACTGATAAAACACACCACATGGGTAACGAGTGGTTTAANATTACTAAGANNTTCTTGAAAGATCAGAAAATCAAGAANCGTAANCAGTACATNGTAAGTACACCTTTCTTAGATAAGGAAGGTAAACAGATGCACACTATCTTCCCTACCTTTGGTGAAGTAGATAGTATTAGTGAGTTCGAGACCGCTGATATCGAGGAAATGCAGGATAAACATCAGTTAGGTGAGAGTGGTGGTAACACTATTCACATGCGTTCTGGTCTAGCAAAGACTCGTCTTCTCATGGAGATCCCTGGAGTCTGTAACGGAGCAGCGCACTATATCGGTATGACCGCACACGTAGGTAAAGAGATCCCTATGCAGACCGGTCCTGTAGCTATTCCTGATAAGAAGCTACAGCACATGCGTTCAGGTGAGAAGATCAAAGGGGTAGCTGATAAATTCTTCTTCCTACCTACTGCTCTTTGGCAAACCGTTAGTGCCTCGGTTCTAATGAACCAAACTACTAAAGGACCTGAGTATCCTCGTAAGCGAGAGTTCGTAGATCAGGGTTCTACTGACCTTAACTTGGTTAAGTTCAAGATGCTTCGTAATAAGTTCGGCGCAAGTGGATTTGTGTTGGATATTATTGTATCTCAGGAGGAAGGTGTTCTACCTTCTCTTACCGAGTTCCATTATATCAAAGAGAATGAGCGTTGGGGTCTTGAAGGGAGTCTGACTAATTATAGTTTAGACCTACTACCAGACGTTAAACTGTCTCGTACCACTGTTCGTGAGAAGATCGATAATGATCCTAAACTACGTCGTGCTCTTCGTATCACAGCTGATCTTCTCCAGATCAAACAGTTTATGCCTGGCTTCCCTTTGGTAGTACCTACTCCTAAAGAACTCTACGAGAAGCTTAAGGAAACCTATGACTGGGATGTATTGTTAGCTACTCGCCCTCACTGGACTTTTAACCACTACGAATGCCCTGTACCGTATTTGAGTACCGTTGACATGATCGAGATGTATCACGGGGTCTATACTCCTTATTTTCTAGATTCTGTTAAGAAGACTAAGAAGGAAGCCTAACATGAGTGAACATAACAGCGCTATCTCACGTAACGAAAATAACCCTTACGCTGACTATGGGTTGTTGGCTTTTATTGGTTCTCTGATGGATAAGTTTCCGTCTATTAAAGAACTAACAACTACGGGTATTAATACCGCTACGTTATTCACTCCACAGATTATCTCTACACTAGACGGAGAGATCACTCGTAACCCAGGTATTATCCATGACAGTTACCTCATGGTTGATCTTATTAATATATATAGTCTAGAAACTCATAATGACATCAATATCGCTTTTGATGCTTTAGTTGAAAGTATTATTAAAACAAGAGCTATCACTAATATAGAGATTGTTATCTCAGAAGAAGCCCTTGACCATTATACCGTAACTGATACTGAATCGTTTATGAATTTACTTTATAGTAATAAGGTATTGGTTTCTATCTATCTCTATTTACTTGTG